TTACCGGAAAAGCAAACTATTTAGCTTGTTCTATGGCTTTATATGGAGATGATAGATTAGTTAAAAATCCAGATTTATTAAATAATCCTGAAGCAGCTGCAGCATCAACGGCTTGGTATGTTAAAAGTAATTTAAAAAAGTTTGCTAACCTAACTGGATATGATGTTAAGAATTTAACACAAGAACAAGCTACCCATTTAATAACAAGTATGGTTGCAGGTGATGTTATACCTAAAAACGGAAAAGGATTCTTAACAGTTACTGCATTGGGTAATGCTAATAAATATGCCGCTCAATTAGCGTTAAAAGCGGCTTCTACTCAATTAGCAGCAACTGATCCGCTTAAAACTTTAACCTTCGGAGCACCGGGTGGGTAGGTTAATAAAATTGTATATTATTTGATTATTATATTTATAGACAGAATTAATTAAAAATTATGGACACTAACAAACTTTTTAAAGCTATTCAAATCGTAGTTAAAGAGGAAGTAAAAAAACAAACTTCCGCTATAAAGGAGGAAGTAAGAAAAGAAATTTTAGCAGAAATTAAAAAATCTAAAATTCAAACTCCTATAATGGAAACTAAAGTAGAAAATCCATTTGATAGAGCTTTGGCTGCATTAGAAGAAGATAGAGAAATTGAACAAAAACAATATGTAAAAAATCCAACTTTAAATCAGATTCTTAACGAAACTGCTATGAGACCTGGATTTAGCAGAACCGATGGTGAATGGGGGACTATGACACCTGAAATGATTGGTTATGGAAACCCACAAATGGGATATCAAAATCCTATGCAATCTGCAATGCCAACTACTGGTAACGACCTAATAGATAAGGCTATTGCAAGAAGTGCAGCGGTTTTGAAAGCAAGTAAAGATAAAAATAGATAATGGCAATATTAGTTGGGCCAAAATTGGTTAAAGATTTACCGGAAAAAGATAGAGTTGCTATCGGAATTACTCTTCCTTTACAAAGAGGAAATAATGGATTTTTTAACCAATCCTTTCAAACTATTGATCAAGTTAAATCAAATATCAAAAACCTTATATTAACAAGAAAGGGAGAAAGGTTAATGCACCCAACATTCGGAACTGAATTGTATGATTCTCTATTCAACCAAAATACGGATGATTTGGAGATAGAAATTCAAAATTCAATAGAATCTGCAATTGCAGAATGGATGCCATTTATATCAATAGAAGAAATATTGGTTGATCAAAGTAATACTAATAGAGATACATATTTTTTCACAGTTTCGTTGAAGTTTAAAGTTGCGGGGCAACAAAATTTAGAAACAATAACATTTAATGTAATTGAATAATGGCATTTAAAGTAACAAATAAAAAAGTAGGTAGAAATAGTAGGGATATAAACTACTTGGGTAAGGATTTTGAATCATTCAGAGAAAACCTTATTGAGTATGCTAAAACATATTTCCCAAATTCATACAATGATTTTAATGAATCATCACCTGGTATGATGTTTATAGAAATGGCATCTTATATTGGTGATGTATTAGGATATTATACTGATTCATCATTAAAAGAAAGCCTTATTCAATATGCAAGTGAAGAAAAAAATGTATTTGCATTAGCGGGATTATTAGGATATAGACCAAAACCAACATCGCCTGCTATTACTACTTTATCCGTTTATCAATTATGTAAAGCTGATAGTAGTGGTAATATTGATAGAAATTATTTATTAAGAATAAACGAAGGATTATCAGTAAGATCAAATTCTAATACTGATATTACATTTAGAACAACCGAAGTTTTAGATTTTAACGAACCGGTTGATAGAGAAATTACAGTTTATAGTGTATCACCTACTACAAATTTACCAGATTATTTTTTAGTAAAAAAGAAAATTCAAGCAATATCGGCTAATGTTAAAACAATAGAGCATACATTTGGTAGTGCTGAATCATTTCAAAGTATTAATATAACCGATACTGATGTAATTTCAATAGAAAGTATAATCGATGATAATGGAAATAAATGGTATGAAGTTCCTTATTTGGCACAAGAAACCATTTATATTGATTATCCAAATGTAGAACAATATGATGATGATTTATATCAATTTTCAACAACAGTTCCATATTTGTTAAAATTATTAAAAACTTCTAGAAGATTTGTGGTTAGAACAAATGATAATTTTACCACATCTATTCAATTTGGAGGAGGAGATAGTTCTCTTTCAGATGAATTATTAATTCCAAATCTTAAAAATGTAGGATTGGGATTAAATAGTTCAATAGATAGAATGGGTGAATCATATGACCCTACTAACTTTTTGAAAACTAAAACATATGGTCAATCACCATCAAATACTACTTTAACTATAACATATTTAGTTGGAGGTGGAATTACTTCAAATGTTCCTCAAGGAGATTTGGTAACTATTACAAATATTAATTTTGATGATGATTTAATTAATACAACTACTGGGTTGGATCAAACTATATTAAATTTCTCAAAACAATCTATTGCAGTTGAAAACGAAATACCTGCAAAAGGTGGTAGAGGTGTTGATACAATAGAAGAAATTAGAGAAACTGCTTTAGCTAACTATGCATCTCAAAATAGAGCAGTAACTGGAAAAGATTATCAAGTTAGAGCTTTATCAATGCCAACAAAATATGGTTCAGTTTCTAAAGTATTTGCAATCGGAGATAATTCTTTAAATTCAAATTCTCCAGAAGCTATATTAAACCAAACTGATAATGTAACTGAATTTGCAGAAATAGCTAGAGGTTTGGTAAATTCAGCTTTAGCTAATGGTGGTAAATTACCAACTACTGATGAAATAAAACGAAAAGTAAGAAGTTTTGTTCAAAAAACAACACAATCTGCTGAATTGGTTAATCCATTTGCAATCAATTTATATACATTAGGATATGATTCAAACGGAAATTTAACTACTCTTAATAGAGCTGTAAAAGAAAATCTTAAAACATATCTAAACGAATATAGAATGTTGACAGATGGTGTTAATATTATAGATGGATTTATTATTAATATTGGAGTTAATTTTGATGTGACTGTTTATAAAAACTTCAATTCAAAAGAAGTTTTATTAAAATGTATTGAAGAAATCAAAACTTTCTTTACAATAGAAAATTGGCAATTTAATCAAACAATAAATCTTTCTGATATTGAATTAACATTGGCAATGGTGGAGGGAGTAGCATCGGTTCAAAAAGTAGAGATTGTGAATAAATGTGGAGGAGCTTATGCTAGAAATAGTTATGATATTAAAGGAGCTACAAAGAATAAGATAATTTATCCATCATTGGATCCATCTATCTTTGAAGTTAAGTTTCCTGATAAAGATATTAAAGGGAGAGCAGTATAATGATACATTTTGTTACCGCATCAAAGGATGCAACAGTTTACACTTTATATAAAACTAAAAATACCGGATTAGATGAAATATTGACGGTATCTAAACATTATTCTCGTTTTGCAGAAAAAGATGATGCTAGAGTATTCATACAATTTGATTTATCTAATATCCCTTCTTATGTAACGGCTTCATCTGCAACTATGTGTTTAAAATTAACAGAAGCAGAAGAAGTACCGGTTAATTTTTCTCTTTACGCATATCCTGTAACTGAAAGTTGGAATATGGGTATTGGTACATTTGTTTATACTCCTTCTACAAATGATGGAATAACTTGGAACACTCAACCATATATTTTAACATCATCCGTTAGTGGATCACAACCATTTACTTATCAAAGTTTGGATGTGGAAATGAATGTTACATCAATTTACAACTATTGGACTGGTTCTACAAATAATGGATTAGTTTTAAAACATTTAGAATCAATAGAATCATCATCAGAGGATTATGGTATAATGAATTTCTATTCAAGAGAAACAAATACCATAAATCAACCTTTATTAAAATTAGGATGGGATGATGTATCCGGTTCTTTTTCAACGGGTTCATTAAGTGCATTAACTGCATCTTCTATAATAGTAAAGAGTAAAGAATTAAAACCCGCATATTATGAGGGTGGAAAGGTTAAAATTAAAATAATAGGTAGAGAACAATATCCTCTAAAAACTTTTTCTAATTCATTCTCTTATTTAGATGTAAAGTATCTTCCAACAAGTTCATATTTCGCTATCAGAGATGAAATTACAAAGAAGAAAATTATAGATTTTTCTACTTATAGTAAAATAAATTGTAATTCAGAAGGAAATTATATTGTATTTGATACTACTAATTTTCCAAAAAATAGAGTGTATAAACTTTTATTTTTGATAGAAAGAGATGGATTTGAAGATTATTTTGAAGACGATTTAACATTTGAAATAAGAAGTAATGGAGTTCGAGTTGATTAAAAAAGATTTACAAAATAGTGGTTCTCTTGCAGTAAGAGATAGAAATTCTGTTTTTATTGAAGCAACTGCAAAAGAAGATGAAACGGGATTTGTGTATGCTCCTTCTAAAAAAAGAGTGTATAATACCGATGAATTAAAAAAAGCTATTGATGTAAATGTTTTTGAGTTAATTCCTACATCACCTGAAAACAATTTAGATTTAATACCGAGACCTATCTATAATGAGGCGACTCGTTCATTAGAATTAGCAAGAGGTACAATAACTACACAATCTTTAGAAATATCTTCTTTACAATCACAAGTATCGGAATTAACGGCTATATCTGCCGCATTAGATATTGAATTGGATGGTGAAAGATTATTAAGAGTAACTGCGGAATCAAGTGCAGATACATTAAGAACTCAATTTAGTCTTTTAACGGATACAATGCAAAGTAATACTCAAAGAATGACTTTAGAGGGTATTGAAAATTCATCTTTAAGAGCTAGAAACGAAGGTCAAAACGCACAAATAGAATCATTTAAAAAACAAATAGATAGTTTAACCGAACAATTAAATGGTAAAAATGCCAGAATTGCCGAAGGAGCTAAATCGGGTGCAGATATTACTGCTAGAATTATAGAAAAAGAAAATGCAGCTGCTACTGATATTTTTTATGATTCAATTGTTTCCGAAGATGGTGGGGGTAAATGGGTAAATGGGCCTACAATTGAATTATTTAATTTTTCAGTTGATGTTCAAAATGTTAGAGTTTCTCAACAAGCTGATGATAATGTTAATTGGTTAAGTTTCCCTTCTACTATAACATTACAACCTCAAGAAAAAGTTACATTTACATTGGGAACAAATAGAGGTGTAATCAATGATGTTGGGCCAACTGCAAGATTTTTAGGAATATTTGGAGGAGGAAGTGCTAGACAATACAAAGGAACTATTGCTTTTGCTTCTGCAAATGGAACTATTTCATTTAGTACAACTTTAGATAAACATAGAACTAGATAATGAGTTTAGATAGATTTAAAAATATAACAGATGTAGTAAACAAAGGAACTTCCTTAACTACCGAATTAAATTCAGCAGATTTAGAATTAATCGATCAAGGATTTAAACCTGCACCATTTAATATTGGGGTTAATGATGTTTTGGAATTTGTTTTATATGATGCATCTAATAATCTATTACAACAACAAGATTATGGTTCGGAACGATATATTAAAGGAGAAGAGATTTCTGAATATTTAATTCAAAGTGAAAATGTTGTAGATAAGGTAATAGATGGAGGTGGATTTTTAGTTGATGTTAAACGATTGATTAAAGAAGCGGGATATAATACTGGTATATTTAGAGTTCAATTAAATTTCGTAAATGATAGAGTTGGTAGTTCAGTACCAAAAGATAAATTGTGGATACAAGAAATATCTCCAACTCGTTTAGAATTAAGATTGTTACCATTTGATAACTTTGATGAAACTAATCCAATTGATATTGATACAAAAATTGATTTAAATCAATCTTATAATAGTTTTGTTCAAGGTAAATTTAGTGGAGATGAAGTATATGCTGAAATAGATGAAATATTAAATAGATTAACACCCGCTGAATTAAAAAATACTTTTCAAAAAATAAAATCAGAAGCATACATAAATCAATTGGGTGCTGAGTTTGGTCTTACTAATTGGGAAATATTTTTTTCAAAAGTTTTAGATTCAATGAGAGTTGCAGTTAGATATGCACTTCTTCATAAAAATTCAACTATTGGTTCTACTAACTTTGGAAAATATTTAACTGATTTAGTAGATTTTCAATATTATAATAAAAAGGATATTATAAATTTATTAAATAGAAAATTTGAAGAAGCAATTGATTATCATCTTCCAAAGAGAACACTAAGTGAAGAAGTTAAATTGGATTACTTAACACAAAATAGTATTGATAAATTACAAGAATTAGTACAAAGTATAAAATCAGATAGAACTAATACAAATCCTAACGCAGTAAAAGCTACAATTCAACCTCCTACATCTCAAGAAATAAAAGATGGATTTACAAAAGAAAGAATAGTGGTGCAAACACCTACTGCTCCTATTGTAGTTGATGTTCCTGTAATAAAACCAACAGTTATAGAACCTGCACCAATATCTACTCCGGTAGTTACTGATATGGTATCATCGATATATGAACCTGAAACAAGTAATGAAGCAATTGAAAAAAATAGATTAAGAAGATTGCAAGAAGAGATGATGTATCAACAAGGTGGAATGGGAACTCGTTTTGAAGTTCAATATCAATCTCCTTATGAAACACAAAATCCTGTTGTACAACAACCTGGTGGAGGCGGAGGAGGAGTTTCAAATGATTATATATTCAATAATGATGTAGTTCCTAAAAGGGATAATCAACAAGAAAATTATTTATAATGAGACCAACATTTAACGGACAATACACTGGACAAATGTACACCTCTACTGATGGTAGTAGATGGGTGTGGGTAAATGATAATTGGCAGACTGCTGGTTATGATTATGCTACTCCAAATTCTAGACCAAGAGATGTTAATATTTCTTTTTCAACATTTATAGAAGGTAGTAACACTCCTATTGAAGTTAGAGTATTGGTTAATGGTAATCCTTGGAATGATGTAACATATTCAAAGGGAAAAGCAGTTGTTCATTTTTTTGAAAATCAATTAATAAGTCCTGTTACTATTTCTTTTGAAAGTAATAATACTAAATCTACAAAAACATTTGTTGTTCAATCTGGTGCAGAACAAAAAAATGAAGTATTAATAAGAGAATTAGATGAAAATGGAATATTCGTAACACCTCCTACAATTGATGTAATAGGAAGAGGAGCTCCTGGTGGTGGAGGTGGTTATAGACCTGATTACAATTTAGGAGATAGAATGAATACTGATACAATGGGTAGAAATTTTAATACTCAGAATTATCGTTAAAAGTATTTATATAAATAAGAGAAGTAAATGCAAGATCCAATAAATCAATTATCAAACAACCCTAATGAAAATAATCCTGGAGGATTACCAATGGATGTGGTTAATGCATCTGTATTAACTCCTTCGGATAATTATCAATCGATTGTTGAATTAAAGGGTCAAAGTGTCGGAGGAAATGCTACATATAATACTCCATATGATGCATTAAAATCGATAACACCTACAAACCCATCTTCATATGTTGCTCCTGGACAAAAAACATATAGAGAATATTTTTACGCACCTTATAACACAGTAAGTTTTAATATAGATGTACCATTTGCTCAAATAGCAGCAACCGAGCCACCTGTTCAAGGATTACCAGCTTATTCAGTTGAGTATGTTAGTGTTAATTTAAAAAACACAACTGGTCAAGATGGAGTTAGATTATATATTGATAAACCAAAAGATGGAGTTGGTGTTGTAGATTTAACGGGACAACAAACAATTGAATTACAAAAATATTCAAAATTATCAATTGTAAGAAAAAACCCAAATTCTTATAACATTAAATCGATAAGAATTTATAATGAAAATGGAAATTTAGTAAAAGAAACATCTGCTAATACATTTGATTTACCTTCAATTGATTCTTCATATTTAATTGAAATTGATACAAATGAAGTTGTAACACCTGATATGCAACCATCTATTGTATCACAATTAAGACAGTTGTATGGATGGAATATAGAATCAAACCCAACATTTAAATTAAATGTAGGTGTAACAAATTCTACAACATATGTAAAATATTATTTCCCAAATCAAACTGGTGCAGATGAAAATGGCGCAAAGAAAGTATCTGTTGCTAATGGTGAAGCAATTATAACATTAAATAATCCAAATGCGGTAGGTAGATATGAATTAATCATTTTTGCTGGAAATGAAATATTTGGAGATTTTGGTGAGATAAGAACTTTTATTGAGGTATTAAGAGAAAAAACTTATGGAGAACCTGATGTAACAAAAATTACATTTGATAGAAATATCACCGAAGCAGATTTAAGACCATTAGATTTTAATTTCGAATTTGATTTAGAATCTGTAAATTCAGAGGGTATCCAAATGTATTTAGGTGATAACCTAATCAATGATATTCCTGTTAAAAATGATACTGCTAAAATAACTCTATATGCAAAAGACCTTTATGAGTTATATAAAGATTATTTTAACGAAACTAAAGAAACATTTGCAATTACATTTACTTTCCAACCATATTTTTATGGAATCGATGGAAAAATAATCGGTAAAAAAGAAAGTGTAAGTGTATTAGTTAAGAGAGCAAAGTTTTTAATTTCTAAATCGGAAGCGATAGGTACTATTGCTAGTGTATTTTCACAATTATTTTCAGGTGGAGATACTAAACAAAAGTATGAAGATCAAATTGTTTTTGAAGATGATAAACATTTATATTATCAAGTTAGAACAAATGCTAATAATTCTTTTGTAGTATCCAATATTGGAATTGATAATTTAACTTATTCTATATTTGAAGGAAAGGTAATAGAAACTCAATTTGAAGTTGATCCTAATACCGGAAGCACTAGAAAGAAAAAAGGATATTTAACATATGGTTCATTAGTAGTTAAATTATTAGAACCTTTACCAATAGATATTGATTTAAATACTCAAATTTGGGTATCAAAGCAAATCATACCTTCTATTGTTGAAACTATTATTATTACCGATGAAGATGTTGATAAATGTTTACCACTAAAACCAAATTTCGGTACTGATATCATAGATGAAACTGGATATCAATTCTTTGATGAAATAACTGCAAGCGGTTCACTTACATCAACGGATATTGTAAATAGATATGTATCTCAAAGCCAATTTAATTTAGATAATCTAAACATATCATATACAAGTGGTAGTGATAAAACTCAAGATTATTTCTTAACATTCGAAAATTTTGTAAACTTTGGTGGAGCTCAAACTAGATTAGAAAACTTCCAATATAAATTGGAATCTATCGAAGCATGGGAGGGTAAAGTTACCAATGATTTAATATTATCATCAGTTTCTTCTTCTATTGCATTAACAACAAGTGCATCTTATGATGATAAAGTTAAAGCAATTAAAAATGGATTTGATGGTCTTGAAAAAACTTTATACAATAATTTTTCAATAACATCATCAATTGATACTTTCTTTACTACTCAAATTTCTAATGCGGAAATATATGATAGAACTAATAAAAATTATTTAGTAAAACATATACCTCAGCATGTTCAAGAAGATCAAGGAAGTTTAGAATATCTTACATTCTTGGAAATGATTGGACAGCATTTTGATATTGTTTGGTCTTACATTAATGGTATTAATAGAGTTAGAAAAGTTGAAAATAAAGCAACGGATGGTATATCCGATAAATTAGTATATGAATTATTAGAATCATTTGGATGGGATCCGGCTAATCCATTTAATGGAAGTGAATTATGGAGACATGCATTTGGTTTAAATAAAGATGGTTCTACTCCTACAAATACTAATGCTTTGGGTAATAATGTTTCTTCAACATATACAAATGAAGAAGCAAGAAATCAATTATGGAGAAGAATACTTAATAACCTACCTTATTTATTAAAACATAAAGGTACAAGAAAATCTATAAATGCTATATTAGCTTGTTATGGAGTTCCTTCTTCCTTAATGTCAATTGTTGAATTTGGAGGCCCATCACATACTTCTGCTGAAACATCTAAATACACATATGAAGATAGAAGTGCCGTATTAAATTTAGATAGTAATGAATATGTAAGTGTCCCTTGGATTAGTTCTTCAAATGCACCTGAATCGGTTCAATTGAGATTTAAAACATCCGATAAAACAAATACACAACAGATAATAAGACAAATATCTGGATCAAATTATTGGAAAGTTAGTATAATTCCATCGGCAAGTACGGAAATAGGAGATATTAAATTTGAATTATTCTCTACAAAGAATCAATTTGATGGAACATATTTAACAACAACTCCATCATCAACAAGTAGTTTAACACTTTCAAAAGTGCCTTTGTTTGATAATGATTTTAAATTTGTAACAATTCAAAGAAATAGAATAACGAATGGTGGTTTGGATTATGATAGATACACTTTGTATTTAAAAGAAGCTGTTGATGATAGAGTAATTTTATCAAAAAGTTCTTCTTTAACTCTTCAAGTATCATCTTCTAATTCTTTATTTGTTGGAAGTGAATATTATACAAACTTATCATGGACAGGAAATGGAACTATATTATTTGGAGGAAGTGGAAGCAATGGTATAAGTGGTTCAATTGATGAAGTTAGATTATGGAATTCTGCTTTAAGTGAATCAATTATAAATTCACATACTTTAAATCCAGATGTAATAAGAGGTAATGATGTATATTCATCTACTGATAATTTATTAGTTAGATTAGATTTTGAATATCCTAAAAATCTTTATGTTACATCTTCTATAAAGAATATTGCTCCTAATACAGGATCATACACATCTTCAGCAGATGCACATATGAATTCTAGCATAACATCATATCCTTACCATTATGATGTATATGAAAGAATTGTAACCGCTGATATTCCTTCAATTGGATTTGTTGGTAGAGATAAAGTTAGAACTGAAGATATTGAATTAGTTGGTAATTTATCATACAAAGCAAGAGCAACTAAAAAAGCATTTGATAGAGCACCATTAGATTCTAATAGATTAGGATTATTCTTTTCACCTGTTAAAGAATTGAATTTAGATATCCTTAAATCATTGGGAGCTATTAATATTGGAGATTATATTGGTGATTGGGGAGATGAGTATGGAAGTGATTCTTATGGAGATTTGGTTGGTTTAAGAAATTATTATTTCCAAAGAACCAATTTAAATTTCGATGAATACATTAAATTAGTAAAATCAATAGATAAATCTTTATTTGATATGTTGGATCAGGTTATTCCTGTTAGAGCTAATGTATCAAAAGGATTATTAATTGAACCTTCTCTTTTAGATAGAAGTAAAATTAAGATAAACAAACCTATTGCAGAAAACATATACCATAGTGGTTCAGTTGTAGCTACAACTGCTCAAAATATAGAAACCGAATTACCATATTTTACCGGTAGTTTGGATACAAATATTAATAAAGATTTAGAAGCAGCAGTAGCATTTTATTCTGGAAATTATGCGGTAGATGGAGTTGATGAAGTTAGTGCAGAATATCAAAGTTTAGAATCGGAATATACAGTTGTAGATTTAGATTCAATGAGTGGAGAAATTACTTACAATTCTGGATCAACAATGGGTGGTATAGAAATTATTGTAGATGCAGGATTAAAAGATTCTACAATAGTTGCTGAATATGATTTAGAAACTTCTTATCAATCAGCTGGAAATGAACCAGATTCTCCATTTAATTTAGGATTTGGTTTATATGGACAAAAAGGAGCGGTAGATAGAACATATTTTAGAGAAGATGGTACATTAGTATTAACTCAAAGATATAATGCTTATATCATAACAATTAGATATAGTAGAAATGTTCCTTATAGAATACCTGCTAATGGTCTTTCTTCATCTCTTTATAATACTTCTAAATTAGGAGCAGATGATAAAATCGATGTTCAAAAAATTTACAGATATGAAAAGAAATTGGTTTTAATTGATCCAGTTGAAAATAATACATTTAAAACTCCTACGCAGCATTCATTCTATGCAGATATATCTACGGCATTAGGGGTATTCCCATATGGTAAGGGAGTTATAACTGCAATAGAAGTATTTGATGGATATACAAGTGGACATTATAGATATACAAAGGATACTACCAGAGGTTTAGATAATTCATTCTTTGAAGGTTCTAAGCAAACTTCTTTAACTACTTTAGATGGAGCATCTCCGGTAGAAGTATTTGTAACTAACCCTAATAGATTGAAAGTTGCGGCTTCAGGTAGAGGTAGTGGAGAACCAATATTGGAAGTTGATTAAAGAAAATATTTATAAAACTAAAAGGTTATAT